ACGAATCACCAACTACAGAAAAGAAATCCTATGTGGATGAACGTCTGTGGAAACCACAGGTGGACAAGGCAGGCAATGGGTACGCAGTACTTCGATTCCTACCAGCACCAGAGGGTGAAGAACTTCCTTGGGTACGAGTTTGGAATCACGCATTCCAAGGCCCAACTGGACAGTGGTTTATTGAGAACTCTCTTACTACTCTAAATCAGAAAGACCCTATCAGTGAGTACAACTCGCAGTTATGGAACTCTGGTGTAGAATCAGATAAAGAGATTGCTCGTAAACAAAAACGTAAACTGCAATATTTTGCAAATGTATACGTTGTAAGTGACCCGACTAATCCTCAAAATGAGGGTAAAGTTATGCTTTACAAGTTCGGTAAGAAAATCTTTGACAAACTTATGGAAGCAATGCAACCTGAGTTCCCTGATGAGACACCTATCAACCCATTCGATTTTTGGGAAGGTGCCAACTTCATGTTGAAGATTCGCAAAGTAGATGGTTACTGGAACTACGATAAGTCTGGTTTGGATGCTAAATCTGCATTGAAATCAACTGATGAAGAGTTGGAAGCAATCTACAAGTCACAGCATTCACTTGCTGAGTTTCTTGCACCGTCAAACTTTAAATCATATGATGAGTTGAAGTCTCGTTTGGATGCGGTTCTAACAGGCAAACTTACCACTGGTAAGACTGCTGCAGAGAGAATGGAAGATGAGGAGTCTACAAACTTCACACCTGAGTTCAAATCTGAACCCGCTCCGCAACCTTCAACGGTGGCTGCGGCGTCTGATGACGATGATGACGCCATGTCATACTTTGAAAAGTTGGCAAATGAATAGTATCTATGCTAGGGTAGAGGTGTAACACACAGACCCAAAATAGATAAGTACAGTTGTAGTATACAACACACTAGACGGCTAGACTGTACCGAATATAGAGAAAGAACTTAGTGTGGGAGAAAGGGATAGAGTGCAAACTCTGTCCCTTTTTTTTAGCGTCAAATATTCATCTGTTGTCAAAACAATGACATTGCCTAAATATATACGAAAGGATAGGTATTATGTACGAATGGAATGACGATCACTTTTTTACTAAGGGACAGAAGATTTACATGTTGATATGTGGTATTATTATTGCATTATCTTTTGCATGGGTTACATATATTTACTTCGAATATAGAGTAGTAAATGCTGAATGGAATGCAACTTTTACTTCGCCTGAGACATTTTGGAATATAAATCGTTAGCAGCACTCTTTTCTTATAAATAGTAGTTATTGAGAGAGAACATATGGATTTACTATCATTTGTGGGAGACGTTGGAGCTCCAATAGCAGGGGCTATTGCGGCAGGATATTTCGTCTTCTTAACAATCAGATTTATACTAGCAGGCGTTACTGATAGTGTAAAGACGCTAAACAGTATCATAGGACAGTTGGACAATCGTGTTCAGACTATGAATAATGACTTAGTAAAGATTGATGCTTTGATGAGTTATGCGTTTGGGGTGAAACCCAACATAGACAGACTTGCAGCGAATGAAGGTAAAGAAGATGCTCGGCGTGATTAGGGGATAAATTTGGACGAACTTGCAAATGCAATAAAAGATTATGGTTTCCCTCTTATAGCAGCGATAGGACTTGGATACTTCGTATACTTCATATGGAAGTGGGTAACTGAAACTATTGACCCTGTAATCGGTGGAGCAATGGGTACGCTTATTGCATTAGTAGATAGAATTAGAATGCTTGATAATGATATGATACGTCTGAATACGAAACTCTCAATGTTATTAGAACATTACGATAAAGAAGGCAAACCTATAGATGGGGATGTAGAAAAAATATTACAGAGGTATGGATCAAGACATGAAGAAATTAATAGCAATAGGAGTACTCCTAACAATAATCCCGACACTTAGTCACGCCAGTGATTTAGTACACACTTTCGGGAGTCCCTCATTTAGTGGGATTGGCCAGTCTCAACACTTCCTTTCTATTGCTCAGATTGAGCATAACAGAAAACAAAAATTAAAAGATGATGCTGAAGCTGCTGAACGAGAAGCAGCAAGAGAAGAAGCAAATAAAACTATAAACAAATTTATCAATAACGTAGAGTCTCGTATCTACGCACAAATTTCAAAAAACTTAGTAGATGCCATGTTCGAAGAAAATGGCGCACTTTCTGGAACTGCTGATTTAGAAGGTGCTACAATCTATTGGGTAAAAGATTTAACAGCAGGGACAATCACAGTTACCATCACTGAAGAAGATGGTTCTGTCACTGAATTGGTTGTTCCCTTAACAGGGTTTGGGTTCTAAATGGAACAAGCAATATTATTTTTAATATTTACATGTTTATTGGGTGGGTGTACCTCAATGGCAACACAAGAGAACTTAGACATTAAACCACCTACAGCATTTGTAAGTGGTGTACAGGAGAGGTTAGAAGACCTCCCACTCCTTGATGCTCCACCGATGACAATTGCGGTGTATGCTTTTCAAGACAAAACAGGCCAAAGGAAACCTAATGAGAGGTTTTCTTCACTATCTTCTGCTGTCACACAAGGCGCAGATTCATGGGTGATAGACGCACTACAATCTGCTGCAAATGGAGATTGGTTTACAGTAATAGAACGAGGTGGACTTAACAACCTAGTTAAAGAGAGACAACTAGCAAAGTCCACATATGAACAATATGAACAAGGTGAAAAGAAACCAGAGCTTAAACCCTTGAAGCTTGCTGGTTTAATATTGGAAGGGGGTATCGTAGGTTATGATGCCAATATCATAAGTGGCGGTAATGGATTGCGCTACTTTGGTGTTGGTGGCGATACTTCCTATAGGACAGATCAAGTCACAGTTTCTATGAGACTTGTTTCTGTTAACTCTGGTAAGGTTATTTTGACAACAAATGTCACAAAGACTATTGCTAGTGTAAAGGACGATTTTAATGTCTTCAGATTCTTCGATTTGGGAACTAAAGCATTTGAAATGGAGAGTGGTGCGGCCGCAAATGAGCCGACCTCTGTTGCAGTTAAATCTGCAATCGACCAAGCGATTATTAATATGATTAAAAAGGGCGAATCTAAAGGACTGTGGGATTATGAAGCAGACCTTTACATAAAGGAGAAGAAATGACCAATAAAATAATAAGGGTTTTCTTTATTATGGTATATTTATTGATAGCGCCACCCTCTGCTGCAAATGATATTTACATTACGCAAGTAGGAGATAATTTGGACTTAGACATTACACAGGATGGTAGTGATAACGAAGTAGGTAATTCTACAACTGCTGCTGTGATTAACGGCGATGGCATGAGTTTTGATATAACTCAGACAGGAAATTATAATATAATTACTGCAACTATTAGAGGTGCAAACTACACTGGAGCTTGGGAGTTTACAGGTTCTTCTAACACTGTAGATTTAGACTGTAGCTCTGCTGCATCTGGAAATTGTGATGATGTTACTCTAAACATTACAACTGAGGGCGACAGTAATGCCTTCACATTTGACATTGGAGAAACAGCTGACTCTTCAAATTCTGTAATTAATTTTGTAATTGATGGAGATAATAATATTATCAAATCTACTGTAGATGGAACGTATGCTGCACTTACAGTTAATATTGACAATAGTGCATCATTAGCAACTACAAGTCCTTCTGGAGATGAAGGTGTTGAAATAACAACAGTTCAGACAGGTAACGGAGTGCATGGACATACAATAGAAGTAGATGTAACTGGCGGTGGTGGTACAATTGATATCAACCAGAGTGGGTTGAACGACCAAACAGTTGATCTAGATATTACAGGTGATAATTTTGACATTGATATCACGCAGTCTGACTAGTATATTTTTTGTTATAATAACAAGTTCAGCGTATGCTAACATTGGACAAGTTATAGAACAAAAAGGTGTTACTAATATTGAACGTGGAGAAGATGGATTTGACTCTATAGACAAAGGTTTCGGTATGGAATCAATGGACACTGTTCGTACAAAGAATGGAAGAACTGCTATTGAATTCATAGATGATACTAGGGTGGATGTAACAGAACACTCAAAGTTAATCATTGATTCATTTGTATATGACCCTAATACTCAGACAGGTTCATTATCTCTGAAGGCCTCTTTTGGTACAATGAGATATGCATCTGGACAAATTGCAAAAAACAGTAGACAAAATATAAAGATCAGGACTCCTACCGCCGTAGTTGGTGTTAGGGGTACTGATTTTTCTATGACAATAGACGAGCTTGGTAGTAGTACTATTGTACTTTTACCATCATGTAATGACTTTGGAAATTGTGTAGTGGGAGAGATTACAGTTGCATCTGAAGTTGGTATGGTTATAATGAACCAAGCATTCCAAGCAACAGTTGTGCCTAGTCCATACTCAGAACCTACTAAACCAGTAATACTTGACTTGGATGAGTCTAGTATTCTAAATCTTCTCATTAGAAAGAAACCTGTAGAATTAGATGAAGACAGTGAAGAAGCTAGAGCTAAAGAACTTGCAGACTTCTTAGGAATAGATTATCTACAGTTCGATGCTTTTCAAACAGACGAATTATTAGATGTACAAGACTCTTCGTGGTCAACAGAACTAGACTTGGACTTCCTTGGAGCAGATTTGCTCGCAGACATTTTAGACATAC